CCGATGATATTATTAGGGTATATCGGCCTGAGGAAGAAGTGTTCTCAGACTTATCTTTAAGCTCATTCAGTAACAAGCCTATGACTAACGGCCATCCCCCTGTGCTTGTTGATTCCACTAACGCTAAAGAATACTCGGTTGGCCATGCTGGACCAGCCGTTACGCGCGATGGTTCCTTTTCAAAAACAGACTTATTTATTATTGACGCTAAAGCTATAGAAGATGTAGAGAGCGGCAAAGTAGAATTGTCCAACGGCTATACAGCAGATATAGACTGGACTCCCGGTGTTTCTCAGGACGGTGAACAATATGATGCCGTTCAGAGGAATATAAAAGGCAATCACATTGCTATTGTAGAGCGTGGTCGCGCTGGAAGAGATTGTAGAGTAGCCGACCAACTTCCTAACCTAGGAGACATACCCAAAATGGCTAAAATTACCATTGATGGGGTTGACTACGAAGTATCCGATCAGGCGGCTCAAGCGGTTGGTAAACTGCACACTCGCTTGTCGGATGCTGAAATGTCAGCCGAAGAAATTGAGAAAGAGAAGAAAGCTAAAGAAGATGAAGCGGAAGAGGCCAAAAAAGCGGCTGAGAAAACCGAAGATTCTTTGAAGGCCAAACTTGACGACGCAACAAGCAAGGTTCCAACGGCTGACGCCCTGGACAAGCTGGTTGCAGCGCGTACTGAACTGGTTGATAAGGTTCGTAAGATCCTACCCGAAGTTGAATGGGAAGGTAAGGACAACGCCAGTTTGATGAAAGAGGCGGTCGCGGCTAAGTGTGCAAACGTGCAGATGGACTCTGTTTCTACAGATTACATCCAAGCCCGTTTTGATATCCTGGCCGAATCCGTACAAGGTACTAACGACCTAGACAATGCTTTCCGTCAGGAAGTTACAACCGAAGACAGCAAAGTTGAAGACAATCGCCCGGTTCATATTATCGCCCGTGATAAAATGCTCGAGCGGAACCGTAACCTTTGGAAAGGAGGTGCTAAATAATGAGCGCACAAACTTCTTATGATATCCGTCAAGACAAGGCTTACGCCGGTCTTATTTACGCTCAAGCGCCTCATGACATCGTATCTCGTGCGGTAGAAACAGCCGGTGGTATTGCGTTTGGTGTTGCAGTAACTCGCGGAACAGATGCCGACAAGCAAATTGTTCCCGCTGCTTCCGCCGACTTCCTGGGTATTACCATTCGCTCACTTGAAAAAGAAGGCGGAACTGCTGGTGCTATCCAATGGAATGCCAAAGAAACAGCCGGTGTAATGCGTAGCGGTTATATTTGGGCAGTATGCCCTACTGGATGTGTACCCGGTGACGCTGTTAATTATGCCGACGGCACAGGTGTTCTGGACTCCGGCGCTGCTGGTGCTGGTAGTACTAGCCTTGATGGTGCCTCTTGGGAAACTACCGCCGTAGCTGGTGAGCTGGCTGTAGTACGTCTTTCAACTTCCGCCGTAACCGCTGGCTCATAAGGAGCAATAAAATGAAGCAATTGAAACTCCGTGACGGCTCCATTGTACAGTTTGACGGCGCACATTATGCCGTTGTACAAGGGCCGACCAAAACCACACTTGACGGTGCTATTAGTCAAGCTATTAACAACGGTATCCTGGATGCTGACGGCGCGTTCTTCTTCCAGCGCCAGTTGGAGCACATTAAAGCACGTAGCTATGATGTTCAGTACCCTGAACTTCAGGGGCGTAGCCTTTTCCCCGTTTCCAACGAAAGTGGTCCGGGTGTTACTTCAATCACTTACCGTACTTATGATCAAGTAGGCGCGGCTAAGATTATCCAAGCCTATGCTGACGACTTGCCTCGTGCAGACGTTGCCGGTAAAGAAACAACCATTCCGGTTCGGTCTGTAGGTATCTCTTACGGCTATAACTTGGACGAGATCCAAGCTTCGCAGCTAACTGGTGCAGCTTTGGATCAACGTCGTGCAAACGCTGCTATGCGATCTGTAGAGCAGAAGGTTAACGATGTGGCGTTCTTTGGTGATGCCGCCAGCGGTTTGCCGGGTTTGTTTGATCACCCTAACATTCCTACCGGCGCTGTTGTGGACGGTGCTGCTGGTACTAAGCCATGGACAACCAAGACACCAGACGAAATCCTGTTTGATGTTAACGACTTGTTCGCCGACATCTTTGAGACTACCAAAATGGTTGAGCGCGGTAATACGCTGATGCTACCTCCTGCTCAGTGGTCTTATATCAGCTCTACTCCTCGTAGTGCTAACAGCGATACTACAATCCTCATGTACTTGGTACAGAACAGCCCGTACCTGAACAGTGTGGATGATATCATTCCAGTTAACGAATGTTCAGCCGACCTTAACCCCAACCTATCAACTGATGCAATGGTTGCATACGACCGTAACCCGGATAAGCTGCAATTGGAAATTCCAGTTGAGCTTGAGATGATGCCGGTTCAGCAAAAGAACCTTGAGTTTGTTGTTCCTGGTCGTAACCGTTTGGCGGGTCTTAACATCTATTACCCGCTGTCACTCGCAATCGCTACAGGAATTTGATATCATGGCCGGGCTAATTAATAACACTCAGCGACAGTTCAACTTGAAAATCCTTAGCAAAGCAGGAGAACGAGTTACCGTTCGAATCGTCCCAGGTTTTAACGTAGTGGATGACAAGCACTGGGAAAGCTTTGTAAGCAAAGACGGCAAGGAAGTAGATGCTTATGTAAGTGAACTAAAAGAACAAGGTAAGCTGACTTTTGGTAAGACTCAGGACGACCAAGAACTTGAAAGCGAAGTTTCTAAGTCAAAGTCCAAGTCTCAGGCAATGCCTAAAGATAAGAAGTAAGTAACGGAGTAGCCCTTGGTAACAGGGGCTATTCTTTATAATCTAAAGTAAGGTTATAAAGAATACACCATTAACTCAAATAACATGCCGGGTAATTATTGTGTCTGACGAAGTCAACAACATGAGATCATGGAGAGTTTTGGAGACCATAGAGAAAAGGTTATCCGGCATAGAAGGTAAGCTTGAAAAGGTTATAAGATTAGAAGAAAGAGTTGATAAGCATGAGCAGGTTATGGCTAGGTTCGGTAAGCGATTAGATAGCGGAGATGAGCGTATAAAGAAGGTTGAAATGTGGCAAGCTGAGCACAATCCTGATATGATCATAAGTACTCTTAAAGCCAACTCCGATACCATAGATATCCTTAGAGGTAAAATAGGGGATCTTGAAGATACAAGTAATGTAAATAGAGGTCATAAGGATATAGGTAAAGGGGTACTTATGTGGACCAGTAGCATACTAGCAGCCATTATCATATATCAAGCTACTAGGGGAATATGATGGCTATTACCGTTGATAAGTTTAGAGCGCGTTTCCCTGAGTTTACCGATGATACCGTTTACCCTGATGCTCGTATTGAGATCTTTATAGAGGACGCTCAGTTGGTTTACATGGGCGCTGATGAGAAACGCTGGTCAGGTAAGTACGATTATGCCCAAGCTCATCTTGCTGCTCATTTGCTGGTGTCTGGGGAAGCCAGTGAAGCCGGTGACAGTTCTGTTAAGGTTGGCCCGGTAAGCTCCAAGAGTGCAGGGGGTGTTTCTGTTACTCGTGCTGTAGCTACCAAGGATCGCTCAGACGGCGATGACTTTTACATGGGTACAGTATACGGCCAAAGATTCCTAATGACCCGTAACGCTTGTTTCGCGGGTGTGCTAGTGGCTAATAAATTATGAGGTCAAGAACCAGAATAATACGGACCCCGGAAAAGGCGCTTAAAAAACTAGAGCGTATCGGTAAGGCATTTGGTAAAGGGCCAAACGGGGTTAAAGTAGGTTTACCACAAGGTGCCAACGACTATCCAGATGGAACCTCGGTTATTATGGTTGGTACAGTACATGAGTTCGGTAGTGGTTCCGTCCCCGAGCGTAGCTTCCTTAGATCAACGGTCATTGAAAAGAAACCTGACTACAAAACCTTATTCCGTAAGCTTGGTTATAAGATTATAAAAGGTGATATGGATACCAAACAAGCCTTGGGAATTGTTGGCTTGGCCGTTCAAACCGACGTACAAGATAAGATAACCGACATAGATGCTCCTCCGTTGGTATACCGCGAAGGTAATCCGCTTGTTGATACAGGTCACCTTAGACAGTCTATAACATACGAGGTTGATGAGTAATGGTTATTAATGTATCTGAAGCATTAGACAGCGATACCTCACAAATAATAACGGTAGAAAGAACCGCTGCTGGCGATTATGTTGACGGATTATATGTAAAGGGAGCAACCTCTACTTTTAAAACCCTAGCCAGTGTTCAACAACCAAGTCCCATCCAATTAGAAATACTTCCCGAAGGCGAAAAAGATAAAGACATAAAATTGTTCATATCTAAAAAGTCTATGCGTACCACAAACGATGAAGCCGGTTTGATAGCGGACTTGGTTATGTACAAGGGTCAGCAATATAAAATCATAAGCTCTGCTGATTGGGATGACTATGGTCATACGATGGCTATGGGAGTTAAAGACTAATGTTGCTAGAAGAAGCGATTAACAAGCTGGTTCGCGACGTTGTAAATTTGGTTTTAGAGACTCCAGGGTATACAATAAAAGCCAAGCAAGAAGACGCTCCAAGACCTCAAGGTGCTTATGCTGTAGTTGATTTTTTAGCGAGTGAGTCTTTAGGTTGGGAGCAAAGAATTTTTAAAGACAATGTGGATAACCTAGACGTTACTGAATATATATCAGGTCTTAGGAATATAACAATGTCAATCAACTTTTATAGAGCTAATGCAATGGATAACTCTAGAAAAGTTAGAATAGGTTTAGTAAGAGAGTCAATCCAATCCCTGTTTAGTTCTGCTGGTGTTGGTTTGGTAAGCCGTTCTGAAGTTAGGGATATAGACAGCCCAACGGATGACGGGTGGGAAGAAAGGTCACAGTTTGATCTTGTTTTAAATACCGTAGCTACTGATCAAGACATTGTTAAGTCAATACAAGCCATAGACATAACAAGTGAGGTTCAGTATCGCGGTCTAAAGTATAACTTTAATACAGAGGTGTAATAACATGACAATCCCAGTTTCAAATGTGGTAAGTGTTAGTATCGCCATTGGTGCTACCTTTCCAGCGAGAAAAGGCTTTGGGACTCTAAACATCGTTACCGCTGAAACTGGTGTTATCGGTGTTGCAGAGCGTATTCGTTCTTATAGTAATCTGGACGGGGTGACAGCCGATTGGCCTGGAACTTCCGAAGTAGTAAAAGCAGCAACGGCTTATTTCAGCCAGCAACCAAAACCAATGAAGTTGAAAGTTTCTACCCGTTACCCTACGGACGTAGCTGCTCAACTCCGTGGCGGCGCTGTAGAAGACAATGAAGATAACCTTGCGCTGTTTACCGGCGTTAGTGACGGGGCGTTTGGCCTGACCATAGATGGCACCTCAGACGTCGTTAGCGGACTTGACTTTTCAGGTGACGTAACCTTTACTGAAATAGCCGCTACCCTAGAGACCGGGGTTCAGGCGGTTGCTACTGGTGGTTTTGCTGCTGCAACGGTAACGCATGACGGAACCCGATTCTTTATAAACTCTGGTACAGTAGGTGGAACATCTACTATCGGGTTTGGACTTGAGCAAGAAACTG